GCTAAGACCCGAGCCAACATTGACGGCAATATCCGTCCCATCATCGTTTCCTTCGCAAACAAGAGCCCCCAAACGTCCTTTGTTTTTACCTGTACCTTCTTCGACATCAACTACCTCCAACGAAACCTCTATAAAAGGCTTTAACTTTAACCATGAAGCAGATCTTTTGCACTCATATGGTGCATCAAGATCTTTAATCATAATGCCTTCGTAACCACCTGCGATTGCTTTTGCATTAATATCACTGTATGCTTTTTGACCTTCTTCAGTATCTAAATCAATTACTTCCTGATCTAGTATTGCAATGTTACTTATTTTTCCTGTAGAGTTTACTACACCAAACCAACGTTTTAGTTCTGCCGTTCTGTCTAGTTGTGTTACATTACTAATACCATTAAGAAAATCTTCTAATGTAAGTATATCAAACAAATGTAAAACTGCATCTTTAGCGGCAGTTGAACCATTCTTCTTATGTATAACTTGCATAAGATCCTGAAAGTTTGCAGACATAACTTCACCATCAAATACCATTGGCTTCTCATGTGAAGTAGTTGCGGCAAACTGCTCTTTAATATGAGGAAAGTTTACAAGCTCTTTACCATTACGACTGTATTGTGTAACATCACCATTTGGATATACAATAGTAATAACTCTAACGCCATCGAGCTTAACTTCAACTAGCTTCTTACCAGATACTTTAGATTCATGCTTTGCACTATCATGAGCTAACTGACATTCAAATACTGGAATTGCATAAGCAGGAAAGTCTCTTTTAACAACCCTATTAATAGTACCAACTTGAAAGCCTGCTCTCATATCTTTAATAAGAATTCTTCTATACCAACCATTCCATTCTTCTTGTGTTGCTTGTGTCATTGCAACAAGAATAGCATCAGCGGCCGCATGACCAGTAACTTCACGAGTCATTAGTCTTTTGCAAAGATTCATAAAGTCGTCCCATGCAAGACCATCCCCGCCTGGCTCTTTCTTTTCAGGAACTTGTTTAACACCAAACACAACCAAAGCATCATATGCTAGTCTACATCCTTCAAAGAATACAGTATTCTCTTCACATGCTTGTTCTCTAACAATTTCTTCTTTTTCTAACTTGCTTGCAGTAGCTTCTAATTTTGCAATTATATTAAACATTCAATCTCCTTAATTTCTTATTATATACAGTATAGCACCTGTTGGACCTAATGTCAACCTTTATTTTAGGAAAAGTTACTATCATTTTGAAAGTATTCAATTAAAACATTGTGATACATAGATGCAATTTCATTTATTTTTGCTTGTAATTGTTTGTCCTGCATAACAGGCATTTTTAAGGCTAACATTTCATCTCGCATTAATGTAGCAACTACAGACTTTGTTGTTTTAGCAACATTTCGTATTTCTTTACAATGTTGTGTTTTAAGTATTGGAAAATTTACTACGTTATTCATTTGCTTCTCCTAAATTTTTATTATGTATATACTATACGATATTTAGGACCAGAAGTCAACCGTTCTTATTAAAAAGATCCAAATAATTTACTAATTCTCCCCAGGAACTTTTTAATACATGTTCATCGTCCCATACTAATATATGATTATGCTCTATTACTTCTTCTGCTTTTAGTAATATGTCTTGAAACTTATGTTCAGATAGGTTTACTAATCTTTGTATTTCTAATGTTAATGCTTTCATTCTTTTAGTTGGATCTAATACTGTATCGTAGCTCTCATCTATTCCGCATTGTGCAAAAGTTTTAAAGCCATAATGCCTTAGAAGTTCTAATGTACCTTTGTTACCAGCAATAAGAAAAATTTGTCTAAGTGCCATAGGCTTAAATGATTTTTCAGATAAGAACCTACCATCATTCCTATACATAGTTTCTGTTACAACATTAATAGGATGAGATTTAAATATATTGTAAGTGTGTTCTTTCTCAACATAAATCCAATTATAATCAAACTGGTCGGTGTCTACTACCAATGGAAGTTTTGCTTTTAATCTATCAAATATATCTTCGTTAATATAATCTTTGTATTGATTGCCTATACTATCATATTCATCACCTAGTTTATCTGATAAACTAAACGTAATCTTATCTAGTATATTTAAATTTTCTAATTCAAGTGCTATTTGGACCCTATGGTCCTTGACTATTCTATTAAAACACATGATCCTATTTTGAGTTGGGCGGTAACTAGGAAAACTTTGCAGTAATTCTATTCCAGACAGATGTTTAACCTCATTAGGCGGAATCAGCTTTCTCCACATAGAAGTTGGAACAAAATCCATTACAGTTTGTTCTGGATAGACATCTGCTTCGTACATACGTTTCTGATCAATTTGACCACTTGTATATAATACTCTACCTTGCAGGTCATTTGCAATAATCCAATCATGGAATTCTCTACCTATAACCCAACCTTCAGTTGAGAAGTCAATCCATATTTTAAAATTCTCATGTCTAACTATCGATGAGTTACGAAGATGGTCAGATATTATATTAAGTTTTTCAAAGAATGTTTGACCTCTGCCTGCCCAAACAGTATACAGAGCTATAGGCTTATCGTCAAAAGAATAACTGTTAGATATTTTATATTCTATAAGGCTATCTAACCAACGTAGAAATGCACCATTTCCTTTTGCTTGTAACTGATTAGGATGATGCATAACTCCATTCTGATGTGGAAATTCCTTATCAAAGACAAATACTAGCATGCTGACCGTCTACTACCAGTTCTCCAACCATTATGGTCACCATTTCTTTGCCCTTTATATTGATGGCAAGAAGTACATAATTCGTCTAGGTTTTCTAAGACGTTGTTATTTGGATCTCCGTCTATATGATCTATTTGAGTTCTACCTTTAAAATCTTTAGGCATTTTCTTAAAGTTTGTCCAGCATACAAAACCAAGATGCCCATCTTTGTTATTACAAATTCCGGTAACATAAGGAGTAACACCGTCTTTGTAAGAATGTTTGCCCCAGCTTGCCTGCTGGCAATGCCCACAAACTGGTCTCCATCTAGGAGATGGATCTGAGTTCTTTCCAATACTAGTACATACTGGTTTTTCACATCCGTGATTACAACATATTGGTCTCATAGTGTTTCTCCTATGTTTCAATTAATTATAATATAAAACCTTTTTAGTATATAGTCAAATAGAAAGTGGGGGCTAAAATATTCGGCCCGCCCCCTTAGGCGAAGTTATATTCTATGCTACTGCTTCTGACTCTAGCGAAGTAGCAGGACCTTCCTTAACAAGATCAGCAACCGCTCGTTTAGAACGTTTTGCATATTCCTTCGCAATCGCAATACCAGCATCACCAGGGACGCCTTTATCATGCAAATACTGAAGAGCCTCAAGTTTTGTTGCAGGCTTAGGCAAGTCATACAGTTGAATATCTGTATGTCCAGTTTTGATAAGAGTCTTAATACGAGTCATATCAGTTGCAAAGCGAGCTTTGATTTTACCATCTTTAGTGCTAAAACCAGTTACAGTAAAAAGTTTCTCAGACATATTTTCTTCCTCAATTTCAATAACAGGTTCCGCCTGCTCGGACTCGACTACTCTTGTAGTCAAATTGGGTTTAGCAACGTCAGGAACGGTGCTGAATTCTTGTGCAATGTGCTTGCAAGTTCCTCTAAACTGAAAACCTTTACAAGTACATTTTGAATTAGGGCCATCAAAAGTAACTTCGTACTCTTCGCCTTTAGAACCTAAAACAGTAAAAACTTTAGCAGTAGACGGAATAACTTCTGGGATAGGCTCTATCTCTACTCCGTTTATCTCTACAATACGATGCAGGTCTAACCTGCGAACCTTAAACCAATCTTCACCTGTTGTGAGACCAACTTGATCAGGCTTATACCATTTTTCGTATACAACCTGTCCTTTGTAGTAATTAAACTCAGGAATAAACATATGCCTCGCATAGCGATCCCTATAAGGGTACATAACATTCTTTACCTTAAGTTCAACTAATTTTCCTGCTTGTAATTCCATATTTTCTAATCCCTTATTGTTTCTATAGTATAGCACCAGTTATCCGAAATGTCAACCAGAAAATGATGATTCCATGTATTTTTCGTAATAATTAAATTCTGTCTTCTTTCGTTCAATTATATCATCTATTCTTATAATAGCATTTATAACATCAGGAGTATGATCTAGCTTTTTAAGGCAATCTATTGCGCCTTCTAGATCTTCAACATCGTTTAAAATATCGTTCATATTTTTACTACTCCTTTTGCTACTTTATAAATTTCCATTTCTTTAATTTTAAACATCTTGTCTAACAACAAATTCATTTCTTTGAGATAAATTTTAGCAAAGGACGGATCATTTACTTTAATATCTCTACCATTGCTAATTAGATCAGCGGCCTTAACAACCATAGCGGCGGCACTTGCTTTTGCAGTATGCTCACGATCCATTGCTTTTCGTACTGCTCGGTTACCATCTTCCAACTTGCTTACATCTGTTAGATCATCTACTAAACTAGCAACAGAGTTACCAAACTCGCTACGGATTTCCTCAATAGTAACATCTGTGTCTTCTACTACATCATGTAAAAGTGCCGCGGCAATCATTTCTTGTGATCCGTTGTACTCTGCTACAATTTCAGAAACTTCAATAGGATGAACAATGTAAGGTACTCCGGTATACTTTCGGACTTGTCCTTCATGTGCCTTAGTTGCAAATGTTTTTGCTTTTTCAATCATATTCATATTTCTTCACCATAAATCCAACTGTCTACTGTATATTGATCGCCCCAGGACGCTCCAGGAGCATTATTAAAAATCCAATTACATAAACTTTTTAGTTGCTTTAAGTTTTGTGAATCAGCAGACTGTATAGCAGTCATTAAGTTGTTTTCTAAGACAGATCTAAGATAGCCACCTGGCTCCTTATGATCTAATATGTAACGAGATAATCCAACTTGAGTTTCTAAAGTAAGATTAGGATACTTTGAAAAGTCTAGTTTAGGCCGCATAATATGTAACGGCATGTTAATTATCTCACCTGTCAACTTAATCTCCTTATTATCTATAGTATAGCACCAGTTGTCCGTAATGTCAACCGTTTTCTACATTTATTTTTAAGATTCCCAAACACCAAGAACACCAGGATTAATCCATTCTGCATATAGACCTTGCTCGTCTAATATGTTGTTAATCTTGTTGTTAACACCAAAAAGGAAGTTGTCTGAATGACTAGTATATTCCTCATAAAAATCAGCCCATATCTCAGTAATATTATCTTCGCCGGAGATACGGAACGTATCTTCACCGTTATCGCCACCTTTAATAACAGGGGCACCAATTTTTTTAAGGGCTGTAAATGCTTTACGGTAGTTGTTTTTCATCTAAGTAACTCCTAATTCCTTATTATACTTAGAGTATAACACGAAAAGGTCCTTAGGGTCAACCGTTTTCTATCAGAAAAGTACCATTAAATTGTTTAAATGTTTTAAAACCACCATTCCGAACAGGATTATTACCAGTAAATGTAACTGTAAGATTATGTACAAATGCAAGTTCTTCCCAAAACCTAGATTTTCTAGTTGTTCCTTTTGTTGTAACTGATATTTTTGCTAAAGATGAATCAGCTAGATATTGTATCATACTAAGTGATGTGGGTATATTTGCAAAATCCTCATCTAGGATCTCAATTTCATCATATTTGCTTAACTGTTCTTTTGAATATGCATCCAATAACGATTGTATATTAAAATCTGCTATTGAAATATGTAATTTACACCAGGGCATTGTTATTAAACAAATGATGCTTAATGTAATCTTCTACCCCAGGATCAGTTAAACGAACAATTTGGTAATCTGTGTTAACTGCAAATCTCTCCATTACATCTAAGGAATGAGGATAAGTCATAACAGGAGCAATTTTCTGAAAAGAAGCAATCTTAAGTTTAAAATATAATGCCCAGTCATCTTTTGTATAATCATATATGTATTCTCTAGCCGCCCATTTATACGTGGCGGCTGTAACACCTTTAATCTTCTGTCCTGTGTTATTATTAACCATACTCCAACGTTGATAATCATCATCTTGGTACCAATTTATGTAAAGTTTTTCCCCTTGAAATAAATGTCTATTGTTAGTACTGTCTCCAAAGTACATAAAACATCTGCAAGAACAATGCATCCATTTAACATTAAAAATAATCTGCCAAAAGAAATCATGCAAACTAAAAACTGTATAATCTGATGATTTTGCTAACGTATCTAATTTATTATAATACCATTCTCCAAAGCCTTCTGTTATATTTGCGTCTTTAGAATAAACGCCGCCAGCACCTAAATATGCAATTAGCACATCTTTATAAACAGAATAATGTGAGTCTGCTTTACCAATATCTTCTAATAAATCTCCTACTAGTTTACGTCCTTGAAATCCAAGAGCTTCAGCATGATTTCTAAATGTATAATAAAACTGGGTAGACACCTCTGTACCAAACATAGCATCACCAAGGTCGGCAGTGATTATTGTAAATCCTCTAGCAATTAAATCATTAAACCGGACTACTCCCATCTTTAAATCTATAATGTTAAACTTTCCATAAATTTCATCTCTAAAGAAATTAGGATATTCAATAACACTTTCCATACTGCAACAAATTGTCAACTTAGAACGAAGCTCCTGAGTATTAAGTACTTTAAGCAAAGCAATCAATACAACTAAGCTATCAATGCCTCCCGAGTAATATATTGCAATTTTACGATTAGGTTCACGTATTATCAATTCTTTAACCCATTGAGCCCTATTATCAGTAATTTCTGTCCAGGTCTTATTAAAATTAGGTGCATAAGAAGGCATAGCCAATTCTGGCATTTGAGGTGTTGGATAAGGTTGAGTCCAATGACCATGCCTAGGAGAAAATCTAGAATGTGTGTATATTTTAGCAAAGTCTATGTAATACTTAGACGCAGTTGGCAAGTCGTTATACAAAGCACCATAAAATTTAGAAGTTGTGTCATTCCAGGAAAGACTATGATGAAACACTGGAGTATCAAAAGATTGCAGACCATCAGATAATTTCTTTTTAGATCTAGGTATAGGATCTCTATTTTCTTTACTAATAAAATTAATATTTTTATTTGCATCTGTATGATACTTTGATATATTAAATTTATCAAATGTTAAAGAATTAATATCCATTATTTGAGACCTTCATTATAAGGTATCTCAGCATATTTAAAAAATGCACTTCGTATATCAGTATCTCTCGCTACATTTGGATTCCAAAGTCTTTGAAGTTTTTCCATTGCCTCATCAATATCATTAGACATGTACAAGATTCGCTTGGTCCACAATAATACACCTTGGGGTACTCTAGTATGATCTGCTCTAACTTGAAGTAGTTTTCTGATATCAACTTCAAACAATTCTTTGTAATATTCAGCATCATCTGAATTAGTTTCTGCATCTGCTATTTTTATTGCATACAATATTTTTTGGCAGAATAGTGCATAATTTTGTAACTTAATTATATACGGGGCACTTATATCATCTTTATAATCTAATGCTAAGCCAAGTTCTTCAACTTGGTCCTCACCGGAAACTGATCCTATAAGAGGTGCCTGATTTTCAGTTTGTTTATAACCTGTCTTTTCTGAGATAGTCCATAGTAAACAATTTTTCATGGTAATAGGTGCAGAACAATTTGTAAGTGCAATTATCGAAACAGGAATTTTTGAAGATAACATTTTAGCAGTTTCTAATGTAGTCCATAAATCCATTGTGTCAATAAGTAAAAACCTATCAATTCCTGGAGAATAAATTAGATACTTTACACCTGGGCTAAAATATGCATCTCCTTTAAAATAATCTCTTCCAATAGTTGATTGTTCAGCAATCAGCGTCTTAAACTCGTTTAAGTCCATTTTTATTTTCCTATGTAATATCACTTCTGTTACTAATAACTTTATCTGCAAGACCAAAATCTATTGTTGCTTGTGCATCTAAGAACGTATCAAACTTCATTGTGTCAAACATCTGTTCATAAGTTTTACCTTTTGTGTTATGTGTAACATAAAGGTTAGTTAAACGTTCGTTGAGTTTCTTTGATTCTTCCATACTACGAATAGCATCTTCAAATTGTAACTCTTGCACATGAACACTACCTTCTGTTCCTCTAGTGCCAGAACTTACTCTATGAATCATTGTACGACAGCTAGGTAAAACATATCGCTTTCCTTTACAGCCTGCCATTGCTAATACAGATCCCATCGAACATGCTTGTCCTATTGCAAAGGTAGCCACATCAGCTCCAACAAATTGCATTGTATCATAAATTGCTAATCCGGCTGTAACTGAACCTCCAGGACTATTAATAAACATTGTAATATCTGTATCATTTTCTGCTTCTAGGTATAGTAACTGGGCTACAATTAAATTAGCCATATTATCGTTTACTACTCCTTCAACCATAATGATTCTTTCTTTAAGCAAACGACTATAGATATCGTATGCCCTTTCACCTTCAGAGGTTTTCTCTACTACCATAGGTACGAGTGCCATTAATATTTTTCCTTTCGTTTAAACTGTTCCCAGTCATTTAGTTCTTTGTTGTAAGGTGTGTTTATAACACATTGCTTATTTCCGTTTCGTCTTTCAAGAAAGTACAAGTACCACTTCATTGCGACAATAGGATGAACATTAGGAAAAGTAGACCAAGCTCTGGGTTCAAACCCTGCTTCTTCTAAACCTTTTCTTAATGTAATAATTTCTTCTGCAGACCTAGCAAGATCTGATGTGCTTTCAGAATTAGTTACAGGAACTTTACTATTTTTAATAGTAGTATCTCCTTTTTTAACTCCAAAAGTATCTTTAATAATTTGCTTACTACGCCATATTTCAACATAGTCTATTGTATCTGCTAAGGCATTATGTACTTTAACACGCCATACTAAGTTACCGTTATCTCGACTAGTATCAAAAATATTGTTGTGAGGGTTCCATGCTTTCTCTTTCATGTGGTCAGTTTGCTTTCGCAAATTAATACCAGCACCGTCTGCATTGTTGCCTTTATTGAAATAATTCTTTACGAAGTTATCGTTATCAGTTTTATGTTTAACCCAAATATATCTAAGAGCCCAAGGACCACTTCCGTCCGGAATAACTAATGGAGGAAGTTTTACACCATCATATTTTGATAATTGAGGATTTGCTACTGCTAAAAATAATCCATCTGTATTTAGACTCATATATTATTCTCCTGTGTAGTAGTAATTATCACTCATGCTCACCACCAGGATCACCTTTAGGTAAGTCATAACGTTTTCCGTCTATCCATTGAGAACGGCTTCTACCAGGTGAATGGTAACCATTTATAAATTTAAAGGCATTAGGATTTGTTTCAGCAGTTTTAAATATACCAACTGTAATAACAATGCCTGCGATGAAAAGTATGTGAGCAACGGCACTAATACCAAATACCCACATACTATCAACAATTAGAACTGCAAAAATTGTAGACCACATAAATGCTAAAATTTGCATTACCATATGGCGTACTTGTAAGTCTGGAATATGTCTAAGCGGGTTTAGATTATGATCCATAATACCATTCCAACTACTAGATATAAACTCTCTCATTGCAGTTCCTTTTTTTACGTTTTTACTTTTTTACTTAAATGCTTTAATAGTACACCATATGCTGGTAAGAATACTATGAGGCCAACACCGATCTTAATAATGACTTGAGATCCTGCTACCTCCATCCAGTTTGCTGACATATACTCGTCTGCGGAGTTATGAAAGGCTACTGCAAAGAATGCATAAGTGTCAATAATGTTAGCGGCGATAGTTGATACTGCTGGAGCGAGCCACCAGTTGTCTACTAACTTTTCTCTAATATGTTGGAATACATATACGTCAAGCATTGTTCCAACTGCATAGGCTGTTGCACTGGCAAAACCAATACGAAGTGCTACACTAGTAGGAGCACCTTCTGCTAGTACTACTAGAATAGATCCAATAATTGCTAACGGGTATGCCGCGGTAATTGTACTTCGAGCAATATGCTTTCCTAATAGTCGTACAGTCAAATCAGTTGCTAATACTACTAGTGGAAAAGTGAATGCCGCCCAAGTAAGTTTAATTCCAAGAATTTCTACCGGAATACTAACTAAGGCATTACTAACTACAATAACCAAAACATGTAATGCTACCAACTTTAGTAGCATACTTTTATCTACGTCTTTAAATGAGAACATGTTGTTCCTCCTTTGTTTAATAAGTTACTTACTTTCAAGATCTCCTGCATGCTTACCATAAGAAGGAATTAATCCTGCTAATTTAGCCAACATAAGATCTTTAGGATTATACTCTGTGCAATATACACCACAGCCAGAGAAGTTAAAATCACCTCCCCAGCTATTTTGATCTAAGTATTTGTATGATTGAGCAGTTAATCCATATTCTTTAATCTTAACATATTCGTCTGACTTAATCCATTCGCCTATTGCTAAGTTTGCATATAGATCCCAATCGGCTGGATCACCCATGTTTATTATTTTTATTAAAACTTCTTCCATTAATCCCAATCTGCAAAATAATTAAAAACTTGATGTGCTTCTCTCATATAGTTTTCAATGTGGCTGTGGATAACCATAACTTTTTCAAGTTCAAAGTTTAATCCAACTCGTTGTCCACCATAGCCAACCCACCATGCATTTCCGTTTTGCATAATCCAAGTTTGATAACCATAGTGTGTAAATGCACGACCTGCTTCTCCAGGACGCTTCTCGTTCCTAATTTGCTTAGAGTTCATATCTGTAGTAAATTCTTGCATACATGAACCACCTCGACCTTTTACCATGTCTATTGTATACATTCCAAGTCTACCCCAATCCCTCAGGCTTGCATTAAAACCTGCAAAGGCAATTGGCTCTCCTCGGTTATCTACCATCCATGAACCTTCTGTCTCGGCACCAATCCTAGACCAAATGTAAAAGTTAAAGTTACGAACTAGTCCGCCCATTGATTCCATTACTTGGGCTAGTGCTAACGTATCTCCTGAATTATAAAGATGACTGGTTCCTTCTTCGTATTGCCTTGTGTGTCCTTTGAGCATAAACAAACCTGTATCTCGTTGGTTCCTCATTCTAGTATAAGTCTTATGTTTAGGCTGTCCGTGTTCGCCAAGTTTCTTTATACCACTAGCCATCTTTAATAGATTACGAATTGAAGTATCTCCATATGGAGTTCCTTCTAACTGTGGAGCATACTTAATTGCTTTATCGTCAAGACTTCTAATTTTTCCATCACATAACAGGTTTCCAACTACAAGAGCAGTTAAGCTCTTAGACATTGACATACTATGCATCTTACTATTAGCACGAGCAGGTGCCCTGTATCCTTCGTATACAATACGTCCTTTGTTAATCAACAATCCAGTAAGAGCTGAATTGTTTCGTTCCATCATTCTTTGAACTCTGTCTGCTGACTTTAGATCATGTGTTGTTTGCAGTTCCTCATTAAAAGGCTGAAGCATATCTCGTCCCATGCCACTTTGTAAATGTACATTAGGAAACTCTACTGCATTGCCTCCTGTAGTACGTTCAATTGAAACGTGGGCTGACTTTGCAAATGCACTTTGTACAACTCCTGATACAACCCAAATAGTTGTTACGATAGTTAATGTACCAAATATAAATCTACTGTTCATTACTTTACTCCATTAATAAAATTAGTCATTTCAATATACATTTCAGTAGTGTGTTTAGCATCGTAACACATCTTAAAGTTCTTGTTACCTGAGTACTTGCATGAACCATCCTTGTTCATTTCTCCGTTTTCTCTCCAACGGATTTCCCAACCATGTGTTCCTCTTTCAAACCTAACATGCTTAGTAGCATGCTTAACTACAGACTGCTGGCAATCTTCAATACGAGTAGCATAGTCCTCATTACCAGTTAGAAGTAACACAGGTCCCCAAAAACCATTCTTTGCTAACGAAACAAATCGTTGTCCTGCTCTTAGGTTACCATTCTTGTTGTAGTTGTCACAAACAGGGTAGTATGCAATACCACCTGCATAAAGAGGCTTTACTTCAGCAAGTTGAGTTGCTCCTGCAGACATTGCTTTAAGAGTTGTCCATCCACCTTGTGAACCACCCATCATATAAGTTTTACTAGGATCAGACCCTTGAGTCTTTAACCATTTACCAACTGCAATAACATCAAATGTACGGACGATTGCATCAGCTTCTACACTTCTATCCCAGTTATTAGGCATATCACGTGACATAAAACTGTCAAGGAGTAATACGTTGGCATTAATCCTTTGCTTTAGATCTCTTGCTTTAATCCACATACCGCTACCAATACCATGTCCACCATGCATTATAACAATAGTTGGATTGTTAGCAACATCATCGGAAGGATTCCAACTTGCGGCAAGTAAACCTTTACCGTCATAACTTGGAATTTGAGATTTCAAAGGATTTAGCTTCATGTAATGAGCATATCCAGGCATGATAGACACATTATTATTAGTAACTGCTTTACCATCATACTGTATAGCAGATGTTTCGTTATTAACTGCTAGTGAATTAGTTGTTTGACATGCACTTAGAGCTCCTATTGCTACTACGGTAAATGCTAAACGTTTAATTACTTGCTTCATATACTTCTCCAATTAACCTAATTTCTTATTATATACAGTATACGGCATACAGGTCCAAAGAGCAACCTTTTTATTCAATTAAGTGTGGAATTTTCTTGTTGTTTATCAACAGGTTGTAAAATAATTTCCTTAGGAGGCAAGTTTTTTTCAGCAAATACTACAATTATTCCTAAAAATACTGCTGAAGCAACACACCATAAACCCTCAAATAGTACCAGAAGCCCAGGAGTGGCACTATAAGTCTCCCACACCCATACCTGTGAGCCTAGAAGCACTCCTAATGTTCCAAACAACATCAACCAACCCATAGCACTACGAATTATTCTAATTCCTATTTGTTCATGCCTGGTATCACGCATTGATATATCCGGTTAGAGGATCTTGTGCTTCAGTAATAGACTCACGATGTTGCACAATATAATTTGCTTTAGGGAAGGCCAGACGTAATGCTTTTTCAAGTTTACGTTCTAGTTCTTCTCGCCTGTTTGCAGTAATATGATGAGTCGAAGGAGCTTCATTATAAAGTTGTGCGACAGCATCTGGATTTTTAGGTGTCCAGGCGCCAAGCCACTTACCTTCTTTCTTATTAATGCCTACGTCAATATGCACTATGTCTTTTGTATTAGAAGTTAGCATTCTTGTTCCTTTCGTTATTTTACTATTATATGGCATATGTAAACTAAAGTCAACCATAAATACTGGTATGGAGCAACCTTTTTTAACCGTTTCGTTCAGCCTTTCCGATGAGTCATGGAATTGGGCTCAAGAAATAACAAAACCAATGGTACAAGATTACCAAGATAATGCTCCGTTGTCAGCCGCTTTAATAACTCCTCAACCTGATATGATTCAAGCATGGAAACAATCAAAAGCATATGCTGAAATTAACGACTTTACTAAAACATATGGGCTAGTAGATGGTGATGTAAATTTCTTCATCTACAAATCACTTACTGAACCGTTAGACGATCCACGTGGTAATCCACATATTGATACAACCGGTCCCGATAAACATAGCGGAGACAAACATAACATTCCTGTTCGATTTAACATCTTACTAAATGGAGATGAAAAACAAGAAATGAACTGGTGGAACTGCGATAGAGATCATTGGAAAGTTCGTGTTGCTGAATTTCCTAGGCCTGATGGTATCCCTGCTAAACGTTTACAAGCCAAAGGTGGTGCTGAGAAAAGTAGAGCTGGTCAATATAAATTACTAGGTGAACCAGACTTCAAATGTAATACATTAGCTAAACTAAACAAAGAATCTTCATTTGTTAGAACTGATATTTTGCACTCTATTAACTGGGACGGAATGAGCCCACGGTTATTATTATCAATAAGATTCCAACAACCATGGGCAGATTTAAAAATTCCTAGTTAGGAAGTTTTCCGTAATCAACTATATAATGTCCTTTTTCAACACTAACAGCATCTTGATACTTTGTACCTAGTAAGTCCTGAGCCATAACACCTGTATGTCTTGTCTCACTATCCCAAACATAATTATACGAATACCAAGAAAGTTCAGTAGTAGTATCAAAGTTTTCTAAGTTAATGTTTTCTTTTAATCTAACATCACTAAAGAACTTTTTAATTGTACGTCCAGATTTCTTTGCGGCATCCCTTGCGGCGTTTGCAGATCGTTGTGCCATTGCCGCGGCTTGTTGTGCCTGTGCTTCAGCTTGTCTACGAGCTTGTAGGGCTTGCTGTTGGGCAACTTCTGCCTGGCGTTGTGCTTCAGCTTGTGCTTTAGCGGCAGCATCTGCGGCTTTTTGTTTAACCATTTCAGCTCTGTGAGCTGCCAATGCGGCTTGTTTTTCAGCTTCTTCTTGAGCATCTCTAGCCGCGTCTTCTGCGGCTTGTTTTGCTTTTGCAACATTTTCTGCGGCTATTCTAGCAACCTCTTCTGCGGCTTCTGTCATTGCTTTGTTTGCCGAAGAAATAATGTTAGCACATTCTTCTTGACATGACTTCAACTCTCTATTAGCTTCTTTTTTAACTCTATCAGCTTCATCAGTTGCGGCTTTAACAGTTGCGTTCTTAATTTTTTCTGCATTAGCGATAGCATCAGTTGCTTGCTGTCCTGCAGTTGCTATAAGACCTTTTGCTTGTGTCATTGCTTCTTGAGGATGAGTAATTACATTGTATGTAACGTGTCCAATATTAATAATTGGGCTTGCATCAAATTCAACATCAATGTCAACATCAACACCGACTAGTACTGCGGCTTCGCCACTAAGACCAACACTAACTTGTCCATCATGTATAGTTGCATGTCCTTCGCCTTCAACACCTACTTGCTCGCCAACACTAACTCCAGCATTTACTTCACCACCGACTGAGCCAATTGGAGAATCTAGTGTTCCGGATGCGCCTGCATCAACACCAGTACTTGCACCAGCTATTGCTCCACCGCCTGCCTCAACACCATGTTTTCCAGCACTAGCATGAATTTCTGCACCAGCATGAGTTTCTGCATAAGCACCTGCATGAGCTTCACCTTCTGCACCAGCTAACGTAACTTTACCTAATGGTCCAGCGTCAACTCCAACTTCAGCACTTCCGCCTGCGTGAGCTTCTACGCCTACTTTTGCTTCAACCATTGCTCCTGCTCCTGCACTAACATCATCACCGTCAAATCCAGCTTGAGCATATGCTCCTGCACTAGCTTCAGCAGTTGCACTAACTCCTGCACTAGCTTCAGCACTTTCACTTAATGCTCCTTGTGTAGCATGAGTTTCTGCACTTGTTTCTGCTGATGCTCCTGCTTCAACTTTGGCTCCTGCTTCTGCACTTACACTTGAATCTGTTACTTCCGTACTAGCAGATGCTTCAGCGTCGGCGTGAGCTTCAGCCTTGTTTAAATCTTTTTCTTGTTCCATAAAAATGAATACCTTTACCTTTTACACTTGAGGGCGTTCGTCGCCGTCTTTATAACGTTTTAATTGATTAATATATCTATCAATACTATGATTGACAAAGAAGTTTATACTGAAATTTTTAAGTCCTTTCCAGAAACCTCTTAACTGGTCTTTAACTGCTTGCCAGTATGTCATCTGCCTTACATTACCCCAATGGTTCATATAATGTAATTTACCATGATGTTTATAACGGCCAAACAAATCCGGTGGAACCTTTGGAACTATATCAGCACCGTTTACCCATCTATGATGAGTTACACTAAGATTATCAACAAACTTACGATCACCTGAACGTGGTTCTCCATATGTAAAGACAGCTTCTACTGAAGGTAGTCCTTCCATTTCATGAAAACGATTTCCTATTAGGCATGCCATAGCACCTCCTAAGGAATGTCCACAAACCCAAACTTTTTGATTTTTTAATTTTAATGTATTAATTATACCAGGCCATATTCTGTCAACACTTACTTTAAATCCTTTATGGACTCTTCCGGGTTGACCAGTAGCTGGTTTAACTAGCAGGATTCTTACATCTGCGGCAATGTCTTTGAATTCTGTTGGCTCGGTGCCTCTACAACATATAATTAAGTCTTTTGCATTCCATATAATGTATGCTTGACTTGAGTCAACATCAACAAACTTAATGTTTTTGAAACCATGTTCTTTGAATATTGGTGTTGCTTCTTTTTCGTCCTTATAGGCGTTACCCGCCAGGAGCGAGAATATATAACTCTGCTCCTTAAAATTCATTTCTGATAGCATATTTTTGATTCCTTATTACCCTAATATTTATGATACATTAGGTAAAGTAACCATTTAATGACAATGAAATTTTAAAAAAATATAAAATATATTATAAGAAAATATGTTGTGTAATGCAATAACTGATCAATAGTAAGGAGCCACCAATAGGCATAATCTGCATTGTTCAGTTCGTATTTGTTGTTAATGTTAGTTTTTGTAAAGTCAATATGCCAATGTGCAATCCAATCACATAATCCAGCAATTAATGCTAGAGCAGGATCAAGTGTCACTAATACTATAAAAGTACCAGCACCGTGACTTAGATAATGTATTTGGGCTTTAGGGCTAAGCCATTGGTGTTTCTTTTGTACACCCAAGTGTCTTTGAAGGCCAACGTCTACTATAGCATGTTTGAATATTAATAAAATTAAGTAGACGGCTTCCATAACATTATTTATTAACAAAGGCATAGTCGAATTTAAATATGTCTTTTGAGTTTTCGGGTATGTAATAACCATTAGATGTTAGAAGATCGTAGATACGTTTTCCTCTTACTTTATGATGGTTCCACTCTACTGTAATTAATCCAAACTTGTATTTGCTAAAATCAAAAGTTCTAAGAATTTGATATTCGCTACCTTCGGTGTCAAGGCTAAAATAATCTATGTACTTTGGCGCATTATGCTTATCAAGCATATCCAATAGGCTTATAGTTTTAACCTCAATGGTAGGCCATTTCTTTAGAAGTCGTTGTGCTCTTCCTTCGTCTACAAAATGTGAAAGTGTACTGCGTTGATCTTTAATTTCTTTAGATTGAAGGAATGTTTGTGTTTGGCCAGTTTGATTCCAAACACAATCAAACTCAATACTGCTACTAGGTCTATTGTTCTTTAGGCTTTCGTGATGTCTTGGATCAGGCTCTGCTAAAATACCCGACCAACTATAATCTCGTTCTAATATTAATGTGTTACTGAGTCTGATGCCATCAACGGCACCCATTTCAACAAAGAAGCCATTTCTTTTAAAATTTGTTTTTTCTAAAACCCAGTCAACGTGTAATTGATGATCTTGATTTTTCTCTTCCTGTGTTGGGATTTTTCTCTTTGTCATTATTAATCCTTGCATTTGGCCTGCCCTGCAAGATTCGAACTTGCGACCTACGGTTTAGAAGACCGTTGCTCTGTCCAGCTGAGCTAAGGGCAGTTACTCCAAATTGTTCCTTATAATACACTATTGTAATGTTAATGTCAACCTGTTTATTTGATTATTTGCTTATTTGACCATCATACGGGATTCTAATTTCCATCGTTCTCTATTCAACTCTGGCCATGATTTTCCCATTTCGTTAACAAGAGCTTTCTTTCTCTCATATAAGTCAGGAGTTAGATCTTTATACAATCTATGAAATTGAGGTAACATTCCTTCCCTTGCTCCTGCTTTTAATCTAGGAGCATTATCTGCGTGGGCCATACTAGCAATACTTGTTCCTCCACATAATACACTTTCTTTTTCAAGTTCATGTTGCAGTAAAGTATACAAGTGTCTACCTCTCCATTTGTCTTCAGTCCAAATAAGAACAATCATTGCTTGTCTATTGAACGAATGATATTCCCAAATGACTCCTCCTAAGAACTCCTCAGGATCTGTTGCAGTTGTTAAAAATATTGCTCTATGCGAACTTGATGCAAGTTCATAAGGAGTCATACCCCAACCCTTTTCAAGTAAGAATAATGTTGCTTTATAGTAAGAAGCAGTTAAGTCTGGCTCTTGTCCTATTGTATCTGTGTGCCAGATTTGAACGTCCATTCCTTGTGCATCTTGTTTTACTGGTCCCTTACGCCTCATGTTGTCTCCTCACTCCATGTTATCTTAAAGTTTGATAAATGATGCTTAATATAATCCTGTACATCTGCATCTAATACGTTGACTACTTTATAGTCAGTTGTAATACCAAACCTATGCATGGGTTTAGGATATACAGATGTATCAACTTTCTGTCTAACACTATTTTGTCCCATGCTTTCTAATTTTAGTTTAAAGTCTCTATACCAAATATTTTGATCTAAATCAAAGATATAATCCCTAGCGGCTTTTTTATATGTACCAGCACTATAGCCAATTTTTTGTCCGTTATTATTATTGTTCATCGACCATTGTTGGTATGCTGGCCATAGATACCAATTCTCAATTTTGTTTATTGCAGTATTCATATCATAACGATCGTTATAATACATTGCACCTCTAACACCACAGTTAATCATCTTAACATTAAAAATTAACCACCAAAAGAAATCTTGTAAACTAATAACAGGACAAGATGCAGTATTTGCATTTAAGGCATATTTGTCGTATAGTTTACGACCAAACTTAGGATCTGGATTTGGATTCCTAGGAACAGGCCACCAAGGTGTATCGCTATACTGAAAATACTCAACTAATGCATCTTCAAATACACTAAAATGAGTATCCTTGTCGCTTAATTTATGTAAGTTGTTTCTAACGTGCCTGCGTTGGTCCTCGCTAAGTTTTGCACCAATCTTTTGCTCCCATGCATGATAGAAGTTTAAGCCTAGTACTGTTCCATGAATACAATCTCCATCATCTGCTGTAACAGGAGTATATCCTTGCTCTAACAGCATATCGTATTTGTTAATCATAGAATCAATAATTTTAAACTTGCCGTATATAAATCTACGCCAATAATTTGGATTTTCAACTACTGCTTGAACACTAGTACAAATAATAACATTTTTAAGTTGTTCTTCAGTTAAGTTTTTAATTAGAGCAGTTGTAATGATTGTTGAATCAATGCCTCCAGAATACATAATTGCAAACTTCTCATCGTTCTCATCAATACGCCTGGCATACTCCATTGCTTTGCTATCAGATGCTTCTGCAAAAGATCCTGTGTAGTTAGGATCGTAATCAACTAACTTGTACTTAGGTAAAACTTCATCTGGCCAAGGAAGTGTCCAAGTTGAACTATCCCTAGAAGAAAATCTATTAGGATTAATTCTCCTAGCAAAATCTATTACAAACTTGCCTCCTGCTCCTACTTCATTATAAGTTTCTTCCCAAAACTTATTTCCTTCTTGTCCGTCCCAGTTAACTGATGTATAATACATTTTTGTGTCAAGGTTCATAGTAAGTATCCTGAGTAATGTGTTAAGTCTGTATCTGATTGTGTAGCACCTAAATCTTCTGGCTCTGGATAGTCTGCATGATCTAATAATACATAGAACATTTTACGCATTGGAAAGGAATGAGGTGTATTATTTGCTCTCCACATATCTGCAATGTTTTCCATTGCTTCCTCGACTGTGTCTGCATTATAAAGTATTCTACGAATCTCATTCTTAGGACCAAATGCAGAAGAAGTTGTGTTACTACTGTCTGCTGGCAAACACATATCCTCTGGCACTTCTCCAGCAAGATAATCATTTGCAAATTCTTCCATTGGTAAGAAGTTATGTACCATGTCAAATAGTTTAGTCACATGCCAGCAACGGATTACAAATTTAGTATATTTTGATATTTTCATAAACGAATCGTAACCTGTAGATCCTGGCTTGTAATCTAAAGGCATACTATCACATTCTTGTAGTACAGAAGTTCGCATCTTTCTATATACTGGTGTTTGTCTACTGAATAGCAAACCTGCGGCACCACCTATAATTTGCTTATCTGAAACAGTAAAGTTTGTAACATTACCATTATTAACATCTGTTCGATCTTCGTAATGTAATGTTAGTACTGCAATAGCAGGCATTTTACTGCTTAATATTTTAGCAACATCAAATGCTGTATATGGATCAAACGTATCAACTGCAAAACATCTGTCAACACCTGGACTATAAAATATATTTGCATTTGGACGTCTATTCCATGCGTTCATATGGAAGAAAGAGATTTTCTCTTTTATTTGGTTACCCCAAGTCACTACTACCTAATCCTTTTGTTTATACTCTTTTGCAATGTCTTTCATTGCTTGTTTTAAATGTGGCATACGTTTTAGTTCTTCATTTATTCTAATAACTCCATGTGCGGCATGGAATTTAAATAGCCATGGACAAATTGCATGTATGTAACTAGTGAGAACAAATAAGAGTAATCTAGATCCATTATAAAAAGAGTGCCAACAATGATATGAATAAGACATATTACTATGTTTTAAATGATGATTGCCTCTGGCCCAAAATGGATATTTTTTATTAGACATTTTCAACTTGCCTGTCTAGTTAAATAATTTACTCTTATCCTTTCAGGTGAAAAATATTTTTGCACTATTGCTTGAGCTTTTTGAACATCGTATTCCATACAAGAAAAAATATCAATATACAAGTCACCGTTCTTATCTACAAAGTGTCCTGTGATAGAACTAGTTTCAATTAACTGAACTAGACTGTGTCCTGCCGCATCAATATCATGTGTTGCAAAATGTTCAATGATTGGATCACCATAGGATTTCATTCCAATCGAAGGTACTAGTTCTTCAATAAAACTTTTAATATTTTTGCCTGAACGTACTTGTTCTAGGTCTCCGTGTAAACAGTCAAAGAGTGTATGATAACCCCAATATTCTGCCATAGTTTTCTCCCACAAATGCTTATAACGTACTTAACAAAAGGATGCAAGGTAGTCTTGCCAATTATTTATCTTTAGCGAAGCATAGGGAGAATAATCCAAGCCAAGCCGGGATAGCCCATACTAATGAAATATACATTATTGGAGGATAATCTACCCACATGAATGAATAAAGCCAAAGAAAGATAAGGATGCATAGTACACCCTGAACTGAAAATAAATTCTTCATCTAATATTTAAATAATTCTTTCAGCCCATTAAAGGCATACTTTTACTTTTTCTTTGTTTTAGTTGTTTTTGGAGCAGGTTCTTCAGCCGGCTTCTTAATCCGACGGCCCCATACATTAACGGCTGTGTAGCCTTTTTCTCCCATTGGGATCTTTTTAATAACTCCACCATTTGCTAAAAATGCGGCAATTTCTTCTTCGGACGTATTTTCTGCTTTTGCTTTAGGTTTCTTTTTATCAGCCAAATCTAATCTCCAATGTTTAATGTGTAATAGTAATTATACTTTAGAGCAACATGTGTCTCGCCTAAAGATAAATATTTGTATGAGAAACAGTAACTATCCAAAACACTTTGAACAAAAGTATAACGGAATTCCATTTTTAGTATTAGACATACCTCCCTTTGTTATGGACGATGGTTTTCAAGCAATGTGGGACGAACATAATGCTCCTATTGTTAGACTAAAACCAGATGAGAGATATACTGATACTCCAGAAGAAGCAGAACGCATGTTTAAACAAACAGGCAAACTTAACGAATACACGATGCCAAATTGGAATGGTATTAATATAATTGATAGTCCTAGTGCAGATGACCGTTGGACAAAACCTATGATTGATGGTAGAAACGTATTGCCTAAGTTTATAGATTATTTGAAAACAAATCTTCCTACAAACGGAATAAGTCAAATACTGTTTTGGAGTAATCAAAGACCTATTGGAATACACAAAGACATGAACGAACAATTACCATATCCAAATAGTCTTAGAATTATGATACAAGATGAAAATCCTAGACCTACATTTTGGCTACAACCATTAGGTGAAGGATCAAAAGGTATTGGAGCAGAAAGAATTCCATTTGATACAGAAAGAGCTTGTTATGTTGATACTACAGAACTAGACAGTCATGCATTTGTTTATAACAATCATACATGGTGTCACGGAGCTCATAAACTACAAAAAGATGATGGTGGTTTCTATAAGAAAATTCTGTGTAGTATTAGTCTAAGTTGGGAATGGAAAGGCTACGAAGAATTATTAGATCGTAGTATTGAAAAATATGGAGACAATATTAAATGAACTTAGATTATCACATTCCAATGCCTCACCTAGAGCCAACTAAAGAAGAATTAGAATGGGCCAACAACGAGTTAATGCCTCATGCTCAAGTTGCACTAGATAAACTATATGAAAAATACGGAGCCAAGTTTGATAAGGCAAATATGGATCAAAGTATCTTTGCTAATAGTCCTATTGGAAAACGTATGAGAGATCACATAGAAGAATTAGATTTAACTTTTAGACGCTTCTGTTTGTTTATTGGATACAAAGGTGCCCATGCCGCTAAACCTCATTGTGATGCACATAAGTTTGATATTCCTATGATAGCACGATTAAATGTTCCTGTACAAGGAATAGTAGGTGCTAAGATAAGTTGGTGGAAGACTGGTGTTGATGATCCTAAAATGTTAGAACGTAGATTTGAACAATGGAACAGTAAAACAAATAAGATGGAACGTGGCTTTAGTTATCTCGCAGGAGATGGCGATTGGGGCGAGCCTGTACATATTGAGAATGATCCAGGACCTTGTTGGAATCATGTAGATAAAGCTCATAAGTTAGATTTAGATGATATAACAGAGCATAGGGTTAATATTACTGTTGAACTTGATCCGCAGATCCCATGGACTGAACTTGTTGAACGTTTAGATAAAAAGGGTTACTTAGTTTAACCTATTATATTTTTTTTGCAATTCATACATTACATTAGACCAGTAATCTTTTCCCCAGTCACCTCTGCATGTTTCATATGCAATTCTTGCATTACTCAAAAGTCTATCAATTTGTTCTTTTGTATACCTCAAAACTGGTATCCTCATCTGTACTATAAACAATTCTTTTAATATTAAAATCAGTAATTGCTCTCATACATCCTTTACAAGGCTTTGATAATCCAGACGACCAAATTTTAACATTATCTACAGGACGTTTAACCCTGTATACATATATAGTTGCCTTTTCTAGCTCTGTCTTGCCCATATGATTAAGACTATTAGAAATAGCACTAGTTTCTGCATGCAGATACACAGACTCCTCATTTTTGCTATACAAAGATTGGAAAGGATGAGTCTTAGATGAATTATGTCCTAAACTTATAATTTTTCCTTTGATAGATATTGCAGATGCAATTTTAGCATTTCCGTAACCTTCATTGTCTATTGCAGAACGCCGTAGAAAATCCATGACACGTTTATCACGGTTTGTAATACTGTATGACATTTATCTACTTCTTTTTTGTGATTTCGTCTATCTTTGCTTGGTTTTCACTGATACGTTGATTTTGTAATTCATCAAGTTGTTTTTGTATTTGTAAAGCCTTTTCCATAGGAGTATCTAGATGTACATCTTTGTTAACAATCTTTTCTAACTTTAAAAAAGGTATACGTTCGTTAGGAACATATCTCCAAGTGTAACCTTTTTCTCCGTAGATTCCAAAAACTGTTTCTGTTAGTCCGATACGAACAATAACTGCATCAGCACCATCAATAATAACAGAATCGCCTTCGTTAAATGCTCTGTTCATTTTAAACATTGCACCTTTTGCTATTTTTGTTGCTAAGTCTTTAAACCACATAGTAAACACTAATGCGATTAAAACTGTTAAACCAGGTGTTATAAGTTCTGCAAAATCAAATCCAAGTTTTGTTGCATCCATTTAAATATCCTCCGTACAGCTATTTACCGGATTGACTATTTAAATATGTATGTTAAGATCCCTGATCCTAGTACAAATAGCAGTACTGAATTTAAAACAAGCAAGGCTCTATCATGCCAAATATATCCAACCATGCACCAACCAGAGCAACCACAAAAGGATAACACAAGATCGTATATCTTTGGAACTTCTTCAACACTACGACACATAACTGCTAGTAGTATTACAAATGATGCTATCCACTTAATATACCAATCAGTAGTATATAGAGGTGTTGTCTTTTTGTAAACTCTCGTAGAGTTTAAGTCAGCAATCTTCTCGTCTAGTTTTTTATCATATGTCATGTTTCTACTTTCTTGGAAAACACTCAGGTTACAAATTACATATATACTACTACATATTGACTCAGAAGTCAACCTAAAAGTGAGAAGAGATTTACATATGATTAAGAAGTTGTTAGCCGTAACGGCTATTTTAGCATTTACAACAAATGCATATGCTACGGACATTGAATTAACCGTACATCATGGACCAGGTGGTCCTAGCGATCAGACTACTAGATTAATTGAGAGAAACATTGTTAAGTCAGACAATGAATATAATGTTGTGAACAGGCCTGGAGCGGCTGGTAAAATTGCAATCAAACATATGTTGAAAACTAACAAGAGTGTTATTACTGCAACAATGGCTCAAATTTATGTTACAAATAAAATTAGATTTAAAGATTTAGAATACGATGCAATTAAGGATTTCCTTTTGCTAGGAGTTGTTGCTACAATGCCTAATGTATTAGTTTGTAATGATGATAGAAAAATGTCAACAGTTGCAGACTTAGAAAACTTTGATAAGGGAAGAATTTTATTTGGTGCCGCGGGTTACGGAAGTAGTGAACATTTGGCTACAGAAGTACTAATTAAAAAGTTAAAAATTGATAGTAAAGTTATTCCTTATGCTAAGGGAGGAACTACTGCTTTGAGTGATTTACTAGCAGGTAATATTGATTGCATGTTTGCAAACTATCCAACAGTTAAAAATCATTTAGGTAAAAATATTACAAGTATTATGTCAAGCCAAGACTTAGGATTAGATATTCCTACATGGCAAGATGTTTACAAGGAAGAGTTTCCTTTTGTTAGTCCTATCGGATTAATTACATCTCGTAATACTAAAGACTTAGTAAGTATTAGAGCAGATATTGATAAGTTGTTTAAGAACGAAGACTTTGTTAAAGGGCTTAAAAATATTGGACTATTTCCTATTGCTAAAGCAGACATTGAAACTAAGTTAGAAGCATTTCACAATAACACAAAATTAGAAAAGTTTTTAATTGATAATAATATTCCGTTGCAGAAGAATTAACGCATAAAGTTATTGACACCTGGGCCAGATACTTTCATTCTACCAACTTCGTAGTTATGAAGTACTGGCATCAGGCCATCTGGACGTTGTCCAATTAACTCATCTCCCCTATCAGTAAATGTATTCATCATACTAGTATTCCATACATCATTATTAGGATCATCTACATAACGTAAGAATGGCTTTAAGTTGTCAGACACATACTTTAGTCCTTCCATCCAAACTTGATATGCTTTAGTATCTTGGTAGCCAACTCTAAACCATTGATCAAATTCGCTATCCCAATCTAGTACTGCTTTCTCTGCTTGGAACCAACGTTGATCCCATGTACTGTATAATAAGTTTCTAAGTAACGGTTCGTGTAATAGCCTATATACTTTACCTGTAGAGTTATCGCTATTAAAGTGTACTTGCATAGAAGGATTTGCTTCTAAGTACTTCTTAACAACGTGTGCTTGCTTAATAAGCAAAGGAACACAATCCGGAGACCAATAAAAGAACTCTACAGTAGAATTAGGATAATCTTTTAAATGCTCTGCTACAGTAATCATGTTAGTGCTTCTATCTGCAAATCTAACAAAGAATCTGCCTTGATGTACTAATGTCCTAGGCTTTTCAATACCTACTATTAATCCAATCTTTTTATCTTTGTCAAATCTCTTACGAACTTCCATAAAATGCAAATAGTTAAATCTTGTAATACCTGCTGGATTCAATCCCTCACGTTTATCTAACACCCAACTAGCATCTCCTGCCGCTTCTAAACTTTCAAACAAATAATCACTTTGGTCTGTAACAGTAATCTTAGTCATAGGCATTTCTTTTTGTATTTCTTTAAGCCTAGGGACTGTATTTCTTACATGTTCGCTTTCAGGAGCATTAACTGCTTTTGCACTAGAGTCAGTTACTAACCCTTTACTAGCTTTGGTCATTGTGTTAACAATAACTTCGTCAATATGTAAGCCTTGTCTTTGAAATGCTTTATAAATGTTCCAAGAGTCACTTCCGCCACTAAAACTTAAAATTAAATAATCATACTTTGTTCTCAAATCAAATGCTCGGGCATCATACAGTTGATCTAATGTTTCTGTTGGTTCAACACTCCAGTCATGAGCTCTAAATTCCTTATTATTAAATATCCATTGTACAGGCTTGTTTACTTTAACTGAATGCAATCCTGCTCTAATTTTAGAATCAAATTCAAATCCATCTACAATGTAATATCCAAGTTTCTTATTGATATATGGATTTATAATTATCTTAGCCTCTGGTATAGATCCATTTGGATCTAGTAATGGTGTTGCCATTATACTTTTCCTTTATATTGATGCCATCTACGAGTCCTACCTGAACCGAAGTCAGTAAGAAGTGCTATTAGTTCATCTCTGTCTATAAAAGCACATTTGTTCCTATAGTTATGTCTTAATCTATTATCAGAAGGATTCATAATCCAATCTATATTATTTGCACTAACGTCTTTTGGAAATAACTCTAGTTCGTCTTTCCAGTATAAACCATATAGTAAAGGTTTAACATAATATTCCCATGAAAAAATTAATGGAGGTGCTTCTCCAGACTTTTTCTCTACTAATCCGTTACCAACAATATATCTAATAGACTTGCAATATCCTTCTACTATAGGATCGTTTAATAATGCTAACGTAAATTCATTAAAACTTGCACGTCTGTCTATTGCTAATATTTTACCTGTTCTATCAACTTGCCTCAATGCTCTTTGACTTGCTACTTCTATTGCAGTCCAGCTTTCCATACAGTATGTTTTCTTATTACGGAATATAAAATCAAAACTTTCAATACCTTGCAATATATCTACTTCACTTGGTAGTTGCTCTAAGAACATTTTCATTAAATGATGTTCAGCTGGTATTCCTGTTTTTACTGCTAACTTATTAACTTCTTCTTTATGTTCGTCTGGATTTATTGTAACAATTTGTGTTTCGTTATTATACTTTGTATCCAACGAGTCAATGTTACTGCGTTCGTTATCGTTATATCCAGGCCAATGGCAGAAAGCTGTAGAATATGGCAAACCGCAAGAATAAAAAGTGTGTAGTAATACTTGGCTGTCTAATCCGCTACTAAGACTAATTGTTACATGAGTATCTCTTGCATCTGCTTCTTCTGCTAAATTAGTGCAAGCAATTTCCATTTCATCTCGTATATTGCCAACTGGTCTAGTGCAAGATGTATAATCAACGTAAAATTCTTTTTTATTATCTAAACCGTATTCCATAATAGTAGTTATTAGGTTTTTAACTGCATTGTTTACCTTTAGGAGAAGCTATTTGTTTGAAGTTTGTAAGGAGTTATATCAAAATGTGGAGGAAGAAATTCATAATTAGAATTTAATGCTCCAACATGTTCAATCGTCCTAAAGACATTTATAAGGCTTGCAATTTTAACTTTATTATCAAGATATTCTTGATCTTTAGTAAAATCAAAGATAAATTCTTTTGCCGTAAACTTATATGTACTCCAATCTTTTGTAATTTTCTTATCTGGATTTGCAATACTCCATCTTTGAAAATCATCATTCATAAAGAACTGTATATAATTATTATCAAAGAAATCTTGATCTAAGGGAAAGGACATAAATTTACCCATATTAAAAAGCCTATAATATACGTTCTGCCATTTATAACAAAAATTATACCACCAAAAGAAATCTTTAAAATCTATAATTTCACAGGGTTGTTTTGCTTTAATTTGATCGTCCATAATGTCATACCAAATTTTAGCGGCTCGTTCAGACATTCCTTTATACATAAAAAATGCACCAACATTTTCAAAATTATATGGTTGAAACATAGCTCCTCGACCGTTATCCCATCTTTCAATTGCTTGATATATGTCCGTGCCAAACAACTGATCACACCCCTCACCACTAATAACAATATGGTCTTTGTTAATATGACTAAACATAGTTTCACTTGCTATAATTTCAATCTTTCCTCTAATATATGTATAATAGAATCTAGGATTTTCTCTAATAGATTGAGCATTCATACAAATTTTAAGGTTGCTGTAATCCCCTTCAGATGCTATTATCATTGCTGTTAAAAGCGATGTACTATCAATGCCTCCGCTCCATAATATTAGGCATGGTTTATTTGTTGTTTTACTTAGATTAAGTAATTCAATTCCTCGAGCTATTGAAATTTCAGAAAATGTTCCAACATTAGTTTGTTCTTCTGGAATAGGAAGCATTACCTTATAATTATAAGGTGTCGTAACATGCCCTGTGCGATCGCATAAGTTAACAGTAGGAGCAATAACCTTATAAATTTCGTAGAAATCTTTTTGATCCTGTGTTCTTTCAGTTGCAGTATGAATTGCACTAGCAACGGTTGATAGTAATAATTCCCCCATCATACTGCCCCTAATCTTACATTGCTTTTAACGTCTATTAATATTTTACGAAAATCCTCTAATAATTCTACATTCATCATTATAGGTACATACTTTGTCCACATTGCATACGCACGAATACGTTGCTTTCTAATTGGCAACAGTTGTCTACATATTTCATCGTACGACTGTTCAGGAGTTAAATTATTAAAAGATCCATATTCAACAATTTCTTGTACATAACTATTTGTTGCCGGATCGCACTCATTAATTGCATCTCGTAATTCAGGATAGAATCGTATAGCCATATCATTTTCAGGTGGCGTAAAAGTTAATGACGACATGATGTTTTGCCATACATTAGCATACATTACTTCAGCTAGATGAGCATCCAGTTTGTCTGCAAGATATTCATCTGTTACATCCTCAGGTGGAATAAGTTCAAGGTAATGTCTACCAGTTTTTGATGGTTCATTTCCATGAGTTTTATTATATACCATTCTATATAGTTTTTCTGTTTTATCAAATTCGTAATTGGTATTAAAAAATAATGCGTTAACCTGTTTATGAGAATTATTCATCCAATCGATTTCTAATCTATAAAAAGATTTACGCATAACAAGTGCCGTAATAACGTCCATATTTGAAGTTCCTATTAGAACTCCGTTATTTCTACTGTCAATTATTAACCCGTATTGTGATGGAGCTGATGTAAACATTATTTAGATCCCATTAAATACGTTCTATTAAGCATAGTATGATTATCGTCAGTAGGTCCCCAATCGCCATCTGGATGATATGCAATAATTTTCATTTCAGAATCAGTTGTTCTAAATCTATGATATTCACGTTCTTCAATACAAAAAATATTACCAGCTTCTAACAAATTATATACTCCATCTGCTAGTTCAGCAATACCAGAACCACTTGCTACTAATCCTAATCTTACACTAGGATGGATATGAAACGTTTGATCAATTCCTTTAGGAAAGTGTAGAAGATTAACACTAGGATCTCCAGCACGACTTGGATAGATTAATAAGCTATCACTGCACCCATCAATATAACAAAGACGGCCACTATCTTCAATTGGACCACCTAAGTTATTCTGATGCATATGTCCTAGTCTAGTAAAGAATACTGCTGTTCCGGTTACTGAAATACTGTATTCAGTTTTATCTGTGTAAGAAAAATATTCATTTGTTGTAGCAATCCAGCCATTTGGCAATGTAACATTACCTGTTAACACAAATCCATATGTTGAACTATATGCTTCTGCATCCTTAGTGTCATCTGTTATGTTTTCTGCATATGAAGGATACATTGTATTCCTCTTATCAATTAATCCGTCCATTGTTAAAATTTGCATCTATATACTCTTTCCTGGGTTATCTGTAATAAAACTATCTAACGCATCTTGCGTTAAGCAATAAATGTTTTCAACATACTGAGTTGGAAACTTTTCAGCTCCAAGAGCTCGAAGTAGAGGTTGATTAACTTCAACAAATCTCAAGCATTCTTGTGGTGTGGAGAATTTTGGCTCCTGTATTAAGTACAAATGATCTTGTACAGGAGTATTCTGATTAAACAACATTAATATAAAAAACCATTTCATCTTTGTTTTCCGTTCGTATTATATCTTACTTATATTACAATTATGGTTCTGTTATTCTTTTAACAAAAATGGTGCCGGCACCAAGATTTGAACTCGGGACCTGATGCTTACAAAGCAACTGCTCTACCAACTGAGCTATGCCGGCATATTTCTACATTCTACTTATCGCCTATTATATCATTAGTATCATAGCTATTGTAACTAGCATGATTATGACATATAAACTTGACCAGTAATAAAACATTATTTTAAATATTCATAATTTACGGTGTCTTCGTTTGTTTTAAAAACTGTTGCTCCGTTTCTTGTGTGGAATCTTTCTGCCATTTGAGTTTTTGGGCTCAATGTAACATAACGTTGTACATCTCTCGATTCTTTAGATATCACGTTAACTGCATCAAAGATTATTTTACGACCTGCTCCTGCTCTATTACTCCAAACACTATAAAATATAGCAATGTCATTACCAGGCATGTCAAACAGATTTGATTCAGCAGTAGGTACATCATTTGTGTAGGTAACACAAACTACTGCATCAATATTTCCTTCATCAGATAACTCGTAGAAAATATCTTTGTTTTTTCCAATTCTCATTGAAGGCGTAATATTCGGCCTAACAGGATCTTTCTTTAACTCTTCGGCTATGCCGTAGGTTAAATTTGTAACTCTTTTTAACATTGTTGTAATCTGCTCCATGTGTCAACTGTACTCTTTGTTTCTTTGTCTACAACCTTACAGGTAACTGTTATCCTAATTCCATCACCTTGTACTACATGATGTGGTAAATTAGTCCTAACTAACGCACTACTGCAACCAGTAGATGTAGACCAAATAGCAGGTGGTACTTTACTCCAATCCCTATGTTGTTGCTTAAACTGTATAACCCATGGCCATACATAGTCAACAAATTCATTACCTTCTATGTTTTTATGTATCTCTTCATATCCGTCGTTTGTATCCGGAAACCAGCGAACTAAGCCCGGAGCAGTAGTTAATTCATAAAAATTTAGCCGAGTTTCTAAACGTTGTGAATCACAATGTATGTTCCAATCATATGTGTTTGCATTAACAACAAATATGCCCATAGTACTTGCTTCAAGTTTATATTGCTCTAAGTAATCATTTGCTACCCTCTGCGTTTCTTCTAATGGATTACCAGATGCAATAGCAGTATTAAACCATAGCCTATCACTACCCTTGTGCTTGACGCTTAAATCAGCAATAATGCCGCCTTTAAGTGCTTCAAGATCTACTTGAGGTAGTGTTAATTTTAGAGGTATAAAATATTCAGGATGTGCCTGAACAGGTTGATTAACATCATCTGAAATCATATAGTTTTTCTTTTAGGTATAGGTGTATCGTCAACATAGTCTACATATTTATTATGTAAAGGATGATCTTTTGAACGTATTGTATTAACGATATGGCAAGAATTATCAGGACCAAACGGAGCAAGTACTCGTTCAGTATAAGGAAATATGTTTTTAGGTAAAAAGTCTACTACTAAATGAACTCTGTTTGTACTTCCAAGATTACATATTTCGTGCCTTCTTTTATTATTAAAAATAAAGGAATGTCCTAAATTAAATGTTGGTGATTCGTTGTTTCCAAATGTAAATTCTACATTACTGTTAGTTTCTAATACAACATGGCATCTAGTTGCATAGTTGCTATAAAAATGATTGTCTGTGTGAGGTTGAATTTTCCTGCCTGGATATACTAAGTTAAGTTCTGCCCCAAAGGGCATCCATTCTTCATCTGTTTCTTTATATAAGGCTAGCCATAGTTCTTTAACAATGTCAACTGTTGCATTGTATATCTCAGATTGCAGTAAACCTATAACGTTTGGAGCATTTAATTCTTCATATCCAGGAACGAAACAACAATAAGGATACTTGTACCATCCGCAGTCAGCAAAGAATGTTTTTGTTGCTCTTTGATTCCATACCGACTTGCTGTCATAAAATGTCTTTTTGAGTTTATCTAGATGCCCAAGCCTAAACACGGTTTCTAGGAATTTATAATTTGGGTATTGCTCTATTAATGGCAACCTGCCCTCCTCCTATATTAATACTATATATCAATAAAGAAAGAGGGCTAGTTTTCCATATTACATTAGAACGTAAAACTTAAACCTGTTCGAAGAGTTGTATCTTCTGTGGTTAAGTCATGATCAATATTAGTAAAGAATACTGATTGTGTTGCAATTTTAAACTGAGATTCAATAGTTAAGTTTCCGTCATCTGACTGAACGTCAGTATCCTGCCATCCACCTAATAGTGTTAATTTCTCATTCATATCATATGATCCAGCAATTTCATATCCTACTGCATCATTTGCTTGTGTGTCATCATCTAAAACTGATGCACTTGCATAGGCTCCAAATTTGCCTACTTTGTGTTTAACGCCAATACCATAGTAATCTGAAGAATTAATTTCATCTCTAGCATAAGCAATACCAATACCTTTGTAACCTAATCCAATTTGATATAAGTCTAAGTCGTGATTTGCCTTATCGTCTGTCATTTGTGTTTGAAAGCCAACATCTACGCCGTTAAAATTTCCGCCGTACTTTAAACTGTTGTTCATGTTAAAAGGAGTCTTTTGAACTCCTTGATTTCCAGCACCATAAAATACATCAGCTTTATCAACATAAGATTCCATAAGAGACATAGTACGACCAATTGATACTTCACCTAGTTCCTTACTTCCTACTCCAATATATCCAAAACGTGTAGTAACATCATCTGTTCCATCTGCCGATAAATCAACGTCAGCTGAAATTTCACCAAAGACATATAAAGGTTCTTTCGTTTTAAAGTTTAGTCCAATTTTACTGCTTGATGTTTTAATTTCTGCATCTACATTATCTGTTGTTGTTGTTTCAACATAGGCTCGGACTTCGCCGTATGTTGTAATGTCTACTCCTGGTACTGAAGGAAGAGCTAATTTCTCGCCAGCCATACCCGTGGAGGCACCGGCGAAAAAAAGCATCGCGGCTAAGGGTAATAATTTCATTGTATTTTCCTTGTTTGTGTAATCTATTGTTTCATACAATAGAAGTTTAAAGGGTTATTAATTATCTATTAATTAACTCTATACTTATAATAAAATGTTAAAGTCATCATACCTAAATTATAGATATTGGACCTTTTTTGTTAAATACATGTAATATCCAGACAGTTTTTAAAATGTCTCTTCTCAGTAGAAAGGAGAGTTGTAATGATAGCAGAAACCCTAGCAGGAATCGCTTTAATCAAACAAAGTGTGTCCTTTATTAAGGATCAAATCGATACATGCAAAGACATTGGTGATATAGCCGGTGCTATTGACAAGATGTTCGAAGGAAACAGTCAGATGAACTCCAAAAGGACTGGGAACATTTCTATAGCAGACCAGTTTAGCACGGCAAATGTTGCGAGAGAAACTATCGATGCTAAGATAGCACAAGAGCAGATGCAAGAAATAGCCACATTGATTAATTTACGTTTTGGCCCAGGTACCTGGGCAGGTATAATTCAAGAAAGAGCTAATAGAATACAAGAAAGAAAAGAAGCCGAGCTAATAATGAGAAAGAAGAAAGCAAAAGAAGCAAAAGAGCTGATAGATGGACTTAAAATGATTGGTTGGATGGTATTATTTGCCGTTGTAGTACTTGGAGGAATATTTGCCGCACTGAAATTTTATATGACATGATACACGTTTTTGTATTATTCGTATTTCTAGGAATAGGTGAAGATAAACAGTTAAAATCCTCGGACATGTATTTTTATGATATACAACGGTGCAATTACTTTGCAGATCAGATGAGGAAGAGTGATATTACCACATATTGCCTTCCTCGTAAAGTACCAGAGGATACAGTAGTATATAGATAGGAGGAAGTTTGAAATTATTAATGTTATTGGTATTAATACCCACTATTGCTTTAGCAGGTGCTAAAACAGTTGGTGAAAAAAAGCAATACACTAAACAGCAAAAGATACAACGAGGTGAAACTGAAATTATAAAGTATACCACTTGCAGACTTAAGAAAAGAGTTGTTACAGCAGGTGGAGAAGTTTGTATATATGTAGGCGGAAATAAAACACATGAAATGGTCATTGAAATGAAATGTCCAAGGTCTTTTAAATGTGTCTACAATCCAAACAGTCCAGAACCCAGCATCAACGATGTTGTAGACAGTTTAAATAAGGTAGGAAAGTAATGATTTTTCAGCATGAAGATATAGAGCTAGATTCTACTATATCCTCAAAGGCAAGATTATATAAAGGTGGTAAGTTGCTTTTTATGGGTGATGGTTATAAAGCAATAACTATGATGCTTCAAATAGCACAAGATAAAGAGCCAGTTAGACAAAAGTTTAATGCTCAATTAACTTTAAGAGAGAAACCTAAATTCTCTCCTCTGGATGATATAGAAAAACTAAGACGTGAAGCACTAGAAGAACAACACGCCTTAGATTCCAATAAAAAAAAGAAAAGACGTTAGGCTATTTTAGTCCCATTCCTTTTCTAATCTTAGTTGCAGAAATTTCAGTTACTGATTCGTCAAAAGTTTCCTCGCCTGAAGTATATCCTACACCTCTACCCCAACCAATATGCACAATATTAGGAACAATTTGAATTTCATATTGTCCTTGATATAATGGATCTAAGTCTGATTGAATAAAACGTTTAACTTGATCGATTTCAAAAGGATTAGAACCTTCCCATCCTTGTACATCTCTAATTTGTATAACAACCTGTCCTGTACGTTGAATTAATCTTTCAAACAATGCACGATGTCCATCATGCCATGGTTGCCAACGACCTAACATCTGTACTGTTTCTTTTCTCCAGTCAAATTTAGGTCTGCGTTCGTCTTTTACAATCTTATTAGAAATGTATCTAGCCCATTTTTCACAGTCTTGTTCTGGTACACGGAAATCATATACTTCAGGTTCAATAAATGCTTTATTAGTATCATCATATCTACCTTCCTTAATTGTATCAACCCAAATAGTCCAGTCTGCTTTAAAGTTGTTTCGCATCTCTACTAATGGTGCTACAAAATCACATATAACAAAATCTGCATCTGACTTTTTTGACAAGTCAAACATCCTAATACTTTGTCTAATACGTCCAGTATGACTAAAATCCCAATCATCAAATTTCTTGCGTATTTCGTCTGCGTTGAACCACTCTACTGTACACCTATATTCGTCTAACTTAGGTGATTCGATTACTCTAATTTGTTTATCTAATGGTGCTGAACTTACTCCGGCTTCTGCCTCGATATAAGTTTTTAACTTCTCAGCTAAAGTTGTTTTTCCAGATCCTGGTAATCCCATAATTAGGATACGTTTTGACATAAATGTAACTCACTTTCTTGCATAATTGCATCTGTACTTATGTCAAGGAAATAGGGGGATTTCTCCCCCTATTTTAGTCAGTTTTGAGATTACTGATTAAACAGTAATACCAAGTCCCTGAGCCTTATAGGCCAAAGCAACCATTCGACGTGATGGAGCACCATGCGAATATTCAGTAACAGCGACACCGTTTCCAGCTGTACGTTGGTTTGCATAAATTGCATAACCACGTTGCCTAATATTAGACACGGTTGCAGTTGGATTGGCAATACCGAATCGCTTCTTAATTGCTGACTTTGTTAGAGCCTGCTTTTCAAGAACTAATGCGTTAAAAAGTTTGCCCTGCTTTGTCTTTAGATCGAAAGATCTAATTGACGTTGTAGATTTTGACATATATTTTCCTTTATCAAAAAGTAGTTAGAGTCGCTCTAACTATGTTACTAATATAACATAACTGTACCCAATAGTCAACCTTTATCTTAACCATTTTGCAATTGAATTGTCCGGATTGTAGTATTCTCCAGGATTAAAGTCCTTAAATTGAATACGATTCATGTCTGCATCAATACATGAGGCAGAATGGTGACCAAAGTATAGTGTGGTTGATTGATGTTTAATTTTTTTATCGTAATATGCTTGGTCCTTGGTATAATTAAGTATAACCTCTTTGGCAATAAGTTTTAAATCCTGTTGTGTAGTAAGATTTGGTGTATGTGCTATGCTCCAATTTTGAAAATTGTTGGAACTAAAGAAAGTTTGAAGTATATTACCTTTAGCAATCCTAGGTAAGAACTTAGCACCAATCATTTGCCACTTAAAATTAAAATTATGCCACCATACCCAGTCAAACATAGTAGTAATATCTCTTGGAGAGTGCTTGGTGGTTTGGTGGTAAAGTTCGTAGATGCAGTTTCTAGTATCTTCGTGTTCTAAGTTAAACATATCAAAGAACTTGAATACATTATCAGATGAATAAGGTGCAAGTAATAAATCACTTCTTCCTTCTCTTAATAGAATGTTTGCAAAAGGCGATCCAAATAACTGATCTGCATGCTCAGAGTTTACTATAGTACCATCTAACACTCCTGCACTTGCTTTTAACATAAATTCTTCAGTAGCCATTATATTAAATTTACCTAAGATAAATTTATTATAAAATAATGCATATTCTCTTACACTATCCTTATTACATACAATAGTAATATTATCTAATGGCATGCCTGCTTGTAAAAATGAGACTACAGAACATGTACTGTCTATTCCACCTGACCAAAGTAAGTATATTCTGTCATTTATATTAACTAACTCTTTTGCCCTATTAATACAACACTCCTCAAAGGAAATTGCACTATTAAGGACTGGTAACTCATATTCTGGTAATAGTTTAATGTAATAATAAAACTCAACAGTTTTAGTACGATCTACTAAAAATGCATTTGAATCGTATTTCCACATATTATCGTATATAATTAAATCGTCAGGAGAATTATTAGTTACATCACGTTTGCCTTGTTGATATACTAATTTCATTACATGCCTGATCGTAATTTAAATTCTGCTAATGCTATTGCCTCAGACATACTTTCAGGGGCAATAAGATCTAAAGAATTTATATACTTTATAAAGTATTTCCAGTACGCATGTAAACGCATAACTGTAATATTTGTAGAACTTGTTATCATTCTACATTCTTGAAATGCTTGATCAACTGTTAAATCTGACGAAGTTGCATATTCTATTAATGCATCAGTATAATAACCTTCATTTGGTTTACAGTTGTTAACTTCTACAGTCATATGTGGAATAAACAAATCGTCAACAGAACTATGTACCACTCTGCCAGCATAACGTTCTAGTTTAGTTTCTATTGCACTTAACACATGCTGTCGTCTGTTAGCAATTTTTCGTTTTTCAGTAAACTCTTCTGGTACAGTTTCCATAACTTGGATATCAAAAATAACTTTCTGACCTTTTATTACTTTTGCCACACTTAACTCTGCCGCAGGTATAGCATATCCTTTATCTGATCCAGATGTTGTTAAAATAAAACTTTGTCCTGATCCTTTATTATAATTGTTCAATACCTTAATACGTTCTTCTGGAAATTGTCCTATCATCAAAGATGTATTTGTTATACCTTCTGCTAATGCATTAATAACTGACGGACTAGCCGAAACTGTTAATATACCAAACGTTTCTTGGTCTACTAACATTGAGTAAATGTTCCTTTTCTTTGTAAATGTATCAAGCATCTATTATCCCCTTTATAGTATTATCTTTGTTGTAGTAATCTAGTAAATTAAAGTCTTTGACACTAATTTTACGCCAATTATTATCTAAACCAGCAGGAGAGTTTAATCCGTAGTACAGAGTTGATGAAGCAAACTTATGTTTATCCATATATTTGTCATCAAACGTAAATTTTAGTATTATATCTTTAAAAGTTTGTTTGAAGTCTGTTGTATTACCTTCCTGATGTATGCTAGTGTTTTGAAAGTTTTCAGAACTAAAGAAAGTTGTAATGTTTGAAGTATTCTTTGCTCTAATTGCCAGTTTCATGAATATAGTTTGCCATTTAAAATTAAATCCATGCCACCAGCACCAATCCCACATGGTATTAATTGGCCTCGGACTATATTTTATACTACGATTATAAATCTCCATAATTATATCAATGTGATATAATGGAACTCGTAAATTTAGTAAACACTTATGAAAGTTTTCTTCATCAAATGGAAGCCCAAGCATTGTTCTGCCTGATGTATCAGATACTAATTGAGCTAACGGAGATCCAACCAATTGGTCTGCATGCTCTGCTGATACTACTAATCCATCTAAGTCAGAGTTTGATATTGTTCTCATGAATTCTTCGGTTGATATCATTTTATAAAGAGGACCAATCCAACTTTTATAAAAAAATGGATATTCTCTAATAGAATCCATATTCAGTACTACTGTAATCTGAGACCTATCTCCGTATTTTATAAAAGATAAAAGCATTAACGTACTATCAATGCCTCCGCTCCACATTAAATAAAGTTTTTTATTAGTTTTAGTAAGTTCTTCTACCCTATCTTTTGTACATTCTTCCCAAGTCATTACTTCAGGTTTTGCTTTAATCATAGGAAAGTGATTTTTCTCTGAAAAGGGAAATGCTATACAATTTGTCCTATCAACTAAGAAAGGATCTGAATCAATAAAGTACAAAGAACGGAAAGCAGATATATCTTTGTAATCATCATATTCAGTTGTGTGTTTTAATTTAGAACTAAATGCATAATTTAATAACATATTTTATTCCACTTTGCTCTGGCACTTACTGCATTTGTAATAACTCTAGAACTTTCTTCTAACAGAATATCAAATGCTATCTTGATATCAACTTCTGCAATGCTTGCCCATTCATGTATAATGTCTGTATAAATGTTATTATTAGAATCGCACTTTTCAAGTTCACTTTTAATAAAGGGATAAAATATTGCATCTCCAAAGTAAGTTTTTGTCTCTGTTACTTGTGCAACAACTTTCAATTCTAGTTTAGAAATCACATTTCTAAGTGAGTATACTTTCTTTCGTTTATCAATCCAGTCGTTAGTAACGTCTTCCATTTTAGCAATGCTAAACAAATCTTTACCATTAACTATCTTACCAATATTTGCAGTTGATGAAGGCATTAAACTTTTGTTTGATCTAAGAAAAACAAAATTTGCATCTTTGTTAAAATCTTTGTCACCTATTTTACCCATATTCTCACTAAATTCATGTGGTAATTTAACTGACATAGCTTGAACGTTTACTAATTTACTACATAATCCATTAGCAACAGACAAGGAATTAACACTTGTTAGTATACCATTAGATCCTGTATCAATTACTAGATGATAAATCTTTTTGAATGCATATGTTGAAAGCATATTAATATATAGTCTATCAAAAGGTTAGGGCCTAACCGTTGGACCCTGCGAGTTTATTTGGTAACCACCCCTTTTTTAGTGCTATTTTTTTTGTAATCCGATTTATAGCCACGGTCGGTTTCTCTGCTAATCTACTAAAGATGGCACAGGCTGTTTGACCAGGATTACCTCTTATTAATAAAGTTGTAAAACTGCTCGGCTGTGTCAAGAATTGCGGATACTCCTGGTACTTCTGGAAGTACTGTTGTCGAAATTACTTCGCCATTTTCTGCACGAACTGTAGTTTGTTCCCAGGCGCCAAACTTAGCATGAAAGTCGTTCCATTCATGGGCATTGGCCATTTCTAAAACCTGTGTACGGATTTCATAGCCATTTTTATTAAATGACATTTTAGGAATTGATGCAGAAATTGCATCATTAAGGTTCTTGATTGTATCAGACATATTATGTCTCCTTCTGTGTGTGTGTTTTGTAACTTAATTAGTTACACATATAATTAGTTTTAGTCATCATTCAGGTTTACTCTAAATGCTATCCTAACAGGCATTCCTTCGGCATCTGGTGCTATTCTCATACTTAAATGATTTTGATCATGCCTATATACAATTATTCTACCAGGTTTGTGGCCAACAATATTATCTGGAAATCCTATGTTGAAGTTATATTTAGGATGAACTTCAGCATCCGGTTCATCACCATAAAAAATATATTCTCCTCCCCAACTTGGCAACCATTTTAGATTAGTAACAAACAATACAGTTGCATAATTAGTTTTATCAACATAATCAGGGCCGCTATCTCTATGAATGTATCCTATTCCTGGTTTTAATGATTTCTTTGGAGCTTGTGACTTTGCATTCATATAACATGTCCAGCCCATAATACTTGAAGAATAATCATATTTGTTAAAGAAATTTTGTCCTGTAGTATACAAGTTTTTACCACTTTTAAGTCCGCCAATATCTTCTTTTATACCATCTATATCTGCTTTACTTCCTAATACTTTATCATTTATTTCTTGAAACAATTTATAAATTAACGGATGCCTAGTTTGCACCATAGCAGTACTATTACCAAACGGGTGTCGGATTATTCCCCGTTCCCCTTCTGGTAAATCATTATTTAATGGATCTATTGTAGCATCATAATCGGTTGAATGACGCAATGCACTATACCAAGTATGATTACATGCATATTCGTGAACTTCATTTTGCATTTCTGGGCTAATTAGTCCATCATATACATTAATAACTTTTTCTATCTTACTTCTCCTTATTAAGTGGCACTTCTGTTTCCAGGCAGTACCCGCCCAGAGTAACTAAGCCGCTAGGGCAAAATCCTCAGATGCAAAATTATCGTTTGCAATTATCGTTTTGTTCGCGTTAACCGAGCTTACATCCGGACAACTCCACATTCCTACTACTTGCCAGTCGATCCTATTTCGCCCCCATCATAAGCACTCTCAGTAAAAGTGTTTATGGTGGAGGCGCTGGGTACTGCCCCCAGGTCCTGTGCAACGTTTGTTATGCTTCAACATTGTATACTATATATAGCACTATACTGCCTTAGAGTCAACCTTTATTTCTTCTTTTACGTCCGGAAATACTGGTCAGAATAATAGGGTATGAATTTCTCCATACCCTATTATATTATACTACATTAAACGATATTATACCGTTTCGTCACCTTCAAAGTCATCTGCTCCAGTTAGTGCAGAATCGGTTCCAGCTTCTTCAATTTCTGCGGCTGAACCTGATCCATCAAAATTCCATTTTTGAGAAACGCCATTTGCTGTTACTATTCTATTAGAAATTTTAGTAACTCTATCACCGCCATTAATAGATATAGACATTTGACCTGCTGTTAAAGCGGCCGAAGCTACGTCTACTAAAAAACAAACCTTTGTTACTGTTCCATCTGAACAATGAAATTTCTTACTGCCTGATTGCTTTACAATAAAGCCAGGTACACTTGCAGTTCCGTTATGAAACTGACATTTGATTTCGTTACCAGAACCCGGAGTTCCGATGTTTCTTGCATTAATTGGTCTTCCCATTTGTTTTCTCCTTTAAGGTATCCCGTTTTATGGGCTACGCGGTTGGTATTCCGCATAAACAATACTAATTGTATTGCATTACATTATTTAGTCAAAAGAAAAGACGCACTAGGCGCCTTTTCAATATTAGTTGTAAAAAGAATTTACTTAAGATCTTGGATCTTTTTAACTGTTCCCATTAGCTCAGGAAACATGTCATATACATGTGCTGTAGCTTCTTTGAAACGAGCTCTTTCTTCTTGTGACATTCTACGAACTTCAATGCCATCGCTTTCAGCTTTAGCTTGTGTAAGTGCAACGTCTTCAATACTAATTACACGTTCGTAATTAGCGGCTACTTTAGCGGCGTCTGCAACAATACCTTGTAGTTCTTCACCTAAATCTGCCCAAAAGTCCTGGTTGATTAAGATGCTTGTTAGGAACAATGAGTGTTCTGTGTGGTTAATAACCTTAGAAACTTTGTCCTGTCCTAGAGCATAGATACGTGGGTAAGTAGACTCACCTACTTGAATATCTTTGTCTTGGATTGCGTCTGTCATTTCTTCAAGTTCCATAGGAACTACGTCTGCACCAACTGCTTTGAAAGTCTCAATAGCAACAGGTGAGAATGAAGTACGAAGTTTTAGACCTCTTAGATCTTCAATTCTTGAAACTTCTTCTTGTCCTGGAATAATTCTAAATCCACCGGAATATGTAAAGGCAAGACCTTTAACTCCAGCTGACTGAGAAAGTCCTGCTAGTAGTGATTCACCAATTGGGCCTTCGAACACTCTAGTTGCGTGGTCATGAGACTCAAATAGGAATGGCATATCTAATGCACGGAATTCGTGATCATATTCGCCAATGTCTACTGTGTAAGTTTGTGACATTTCAATGTCACCTCTGTTAATCATATCAACAAGTTCGTGCTTAGTAACAACGATACCGTTATTATACTTTGCAGAATACTCATTCATTGTCATAACTTCAATATCTAAAGCTCCGTTTGCTCTTGCATTAACTTCAGATGCAAAAACTTTTGCGGCTCTTAAAAACAATTCGATAGGCTCGTGTGCGAGTACCCATTTAATATTCTTTGTCATTATAGACTCCTTTTTCTTAAGAAAAGAACAATTCTGCTACTGCAAAATTGTAGAAAGTTTTCAGTTTTTCCCGATAAGGTATTAGACTAAATTCTATCCAAGTCTATTTATACATTTTACAACAAATATAGAAGTAATAGCCAAAAAAATAGGATGCATAAGCACCCTATTTTTAACGTTATATGCTTTTAAACCTACTTTTTCTTCCAGTAGTAATCTGCGGCATAGTTATAAGGCGTAAATGCTACGTTCTTAAATGGAACTACTTTCTTTGCCCATGCTTTCTGAGAAGCAAGTACTTTTGCAAAATAAGGATCCTTAGCGGCATTTTCTGCTAACATGATATCAATAGTTTCTAATTCAGCAACCAAAATATCTGCTGGAGTTTTCATAACTCTAACTCCATGCTCTTTAATCATTCTAGCAAGTGCTTGACCATTCTTTGCTTGAATGTCAGTTAACCACCATAGATATGATTCATAAGCGGCAGAACGAATTGCTGTTTGCTGTTGCTTACTCATTGAACGCCATACTTTACCATTAAGTAGTAAATCACCAGTATTTGAGTGCTCATGCAATGAATTCAAGTAGTAGTATTTCCATACAGTTGGAAATCCAAGACGTTCGTCTTCTAAACCACCAACAAATTCAGCACAATTAATAACACCCTTCTGGGCCGCGGCCATAATCTCACCACCTGGCATACCAATAGTCTGCATACCCATACGAGCATAAAGTTCTACGTTGGCGCCAGTTTGACGACATTTAAAATTCTTAAGATCTGCTAGATCTTTGATTGGACGATGAAACCAACCTAATGGCTGATTCTGCGTTGGCATTGCTGGAAGTGCTTGTACATCCATTTTTAACTCATTCTGATAAAAATCGTTATACAATTCTAGTCCACCACCGTGGAACATCCAACCTAGGAAGTCGATCCCGTCCATACCGTAAGGTCCTCCTAACGGGCTATTGAATAATGCAAGAGTCTTTGACTTTCCAACCCAGTAATAAGACTGAGTCCATGCACCATCTACGGCACCTGACGCTGTAGCATCTAGAACCTTAAAAGAAGGAACTAACGCACCAGAAGGTCTGATTTTCATATCAATTTTTCCGTCAGTTAAAATTTTAACTCTTTCGGCAAGAAAGTTTGCTTGCTCGTTAAAAGTTGAGATTGCTCCAAAACTAGATGCAATCTGTAGTTCTTTGGCATTGACTGTTGCTACTGAAGCAAACATGCCAAACGACATTGCGGTAGCTAATACCGCTCCGATAAAACGTTTCATATTTCTATTCTCCAAAATATTATTGTCCAAGGACACCCAAAAAGTCAACTTCTTGGCCTTTGACATCATCATCTAGTACTTCTTGTACTATATTTTTTCTTTGCTCTGCTAGGTAATTAGGTAACCATGTTGCAAGGCCAGGTGTAATAAACAATATTACAACACAAATAACCTGAATATACATAAAGGGCATCATTGCTTTGAATATTAATTTAAGATCCCACGAAGGCACCACCTGTTTTAGATAGTATCCAGTTAAAGCCACTGGAGGTGTTAGATATGCTGTTTGTAAAATAACACCCAAGGCGGCCGCAAACCAAATTAGATCAACTCCAGTATCAATTAATACTGGTAAGAATATTGGTAAGAACACTAGTACTACCACTGGCCACTCAAAGGGCCAGCCTAAAATATGACATAACACTAATATCGCTCCAACTACTGCCCATCCGGGTATA